ATGTTTAACCCTACCCTTTCTATTAATACTCCTCTAGAGTCGGGTACACCTGCATTTTTAGAGAGAGAGTCTGATGATTCTAAAGTAGTTCTATCTGACAGAGAGGATAGAATTATTAAAAAATCATTCAACATTCGTATCGAAACTTATATCAAAAGTCCTAGATTTCTTGTCACATCTACAGGGAAAATCACTGTATTAAATAGTGATACTGGTATAATTACTTGATTATGAATTTTTTTATCTAAACTAAGGCGGGAAGGTAGTAAATATAGAAGGAGAACAGTAATCATGAAACTCATCACTAATGATAGTCTACAATCTTTTGAGGTATTTTTAAGAACACCTTCTGGTGCAAAATCCGTGTGGTTAGCACCCAAGAAATCCATAGTCGTACCAGGAGGCTACATTAGCGAACAGATAATGACAATGATTAATAGAAGATTACTCTCTCTTCGAAATGCATAGGAGTATTTAAATGCCTAATTATGTGAGCCCAGGAGTCTATACAGTTGAAAAAGATATTAGCGAGTATAGTCCATCTATTAACCCATCTGTAGTAGGTATCGTAGGTTTTGCGAGTCGAGGACCTACCAATAAAGCTACTTTAATAACAAGCCAAAACCAACTAGCAACCATTTTCGGAGAACCTCATGAAAATATTTATGGGCAAGGCTTAGAGGGTGCGTTAAAAATTCTAGACCAAACTAACAGCATGTACTTTGTTCGTGCGGCTACCAATGACACCTCTGCTGCTTCTGCGGCAGTGCCCTTCGGGGGGTGTCCTGCTGTAGCAGTTAGCTCAAATGGTTTTGGTTTAAATAATGCTCTTTACCTTAGAGTTCAAGCCTCTAACGGTACGGGAACTTCCGCTTTTGAAACTCACCCGTTAGGCAAAACCTTTAGTATCCCTACGAACACTATACCCTCTGGGGACGCAGGTTCAACCCAAGCAAAAGCCCTTAAAACTATTTTACATGGTGGAGGTGAAAGTGATGCTGTAGGGTGTTTCTTTAGTGAGGATGATTGGTCAGGATCTCAACTAAGCGGTGTTATAGCATCTAAATGGGCAGGATCAGGAGCTTGGATGACAGTAGAAGCCTTTAGCTCGTTAGATTCTAATGGGGGTTTAGGGCAGGGAGCTTCCGTCCTTAGACCCTTGGATGGGTCTGGAAACCTATCTGGGTATGGAGAAAACTCCAAGTTCGCTGGACCTGCTGACGGAATTAATAGTCCAGGCTTCGCTTCTTCAATTAAAATTTGGGGTACGCAACTTTCAGGGCTTAAGAACTTCACAGGGCAAGCAAATAACCTTTCGGGTCTTAACTATTTAGTAGAAAGTGTGTACGCTGGTGATGGATATAACGAAGGGGCAACTCCTACGGGAGGGACTAGCGGTGTTTCTGTGAAATACGAAGCCTTAGGAGGGGAAGGACTAGGAAACCTAATAGTTTATAGTGATGGGCAAGCTGAGGAAACTTTTCTTGTAAGTCTGGTGGCCTCTGGGGGATCCTTCTGGGAGGATGTAATTAACACAGGTTCTACAGACCTTAAATCTGATTACATTAAAGGTAACATGGTTTCATCGAATGTTACTTTTGGTGTGTCGGCTCTTAATAACTTTATCCGTAAAGCTACAGACTTAGGTACAGAAGGCTCCGCTTTTGGTGGTATCGCACCTAGGTTCCTCTCAGGGGAAGGTGGAAATTTTGCTCGTAACTCTGACAGTACTGCATATGATCTGTTGGGAGATTCTAAAGTTGATGTTGGGTTAGCACCTAGATTCCCTAAAGCCGTGGAAGGAACTTATAGTTTGGCTTACGGAGTTGGTGATACACAAGATACTGACACCTTGGCTACAGCCTTAATCGGAAGTAATTCAGTTGACCCCAAGACGGGCATGCAAGCTTTAGATGATGATTCTTTAAACATCTCTATAGCCGCAGTGCCTGGAGTTCACATTCAATCAGTACAGAATAATCTTATTACCTTAGCTGAAAATACTCAGAACTTTATTGCTGTGGTGTCACCACCTTATGCTATAGGCACTGTTCAAAATGCTATCGAGTGGACTAACGGTCAAACCACCTCTCGTACAGCTTCCATTAACAGTTCCTACGCTGCTATGTATTGGCCTTGGGTCCAAACTTTCAGCGTAGCTGATGGTAAGAACAGGTGGTTTGACCCAGCTATTTACGGTGTAATGAGCATGTGTAATACAGATGATGTAGCAGACCCTTGGTTTGCCCCTGCTGGTCAAGCGAGAGCACTCATTGGTAACATGGGAGCAGAGAATGTAGAAGTCAAATTGAACCAAGGGGATAGAAATACTATGTATTCCGCAGGTAACGCTTTGAATCCTATTGTAAACTTTGTTCCTCAAGGGATAATGATATTCGGTCAGCGCACTGCTCAACGCAAGCCTACCGCATTAGATAGAATCAATGTTAGAAGACTTATGATTTACATTAGAAAGGTGATCTTAGAAACTACCCGTCAGTTTATCTTTGAGCCTAATGATGGATTTACATGGGAAAGAATTTCAAATGTTATCAACCCCTTCCTTAATGACATCAAACAGCGGCGAGGTATAACAGAGTTCAGAGTTGTCTGCGACGAAACAGTTAACACCCCTGTTAGAATTGATCGTAACGAGATGTGGTGTAAGGTATTAGTGAAGCCAACCAAAACTGCTGAGATGGTGGTCTTCGAACTAAATGTAACTAATCAATCAGCAGATTTAGGATAGGAGAAAAACAATGGCAGACGCATATTATGACGCTAATCGAACAATAGATGGGTTAAATGCCCCTCTGATATCTAATGAGTTAGATTCTGTTCGTGCATACCAATGGGAAGTAACTTTTGGTTTTGAGACTGGTGCGAATTTTGAAACACTAGCAGCTAAACAAGTTAACGGTATCGGTTATCAAGTAGAGGATATCGAAGTTAACAGAGTGAATGATAAGGTTTACTACCCAGGAAAACCAAGCATGGATGAATGCGTAATAACCTTTGATAACATTCGAGAAAAGAAAATAAGTGAGATGCTTTTTAAGGTGTTTAAAGTAGTTTATGATCCTCTTACTGGGGACTTTGCAAACATGCAATCAGCTACAACTAAAAGTGCTATTAAGCTAACTCAACTGAAGCCTGATATGACAGTCTTCAATCAGATAGGTCTGGTAGGGGCTTATCCTAAGAAGTGGACCTGTGCTGAATATAACTACTCCACTAATGATTTCCATACTGTAGAGATGACCTTCCGTTATGATTTCATTAATCATACGAGTACAGGTGTGTTCTCATAAGATAGTGGCTTGTATTACATAAAGTCCAGTCCATTTGCCGTGGACTGGACTCTCCCATCTATAATAAGTTATGAACTATTTTGAAGAACTGCTGGAAAGTTACTCCCAATTAAAAAAAAGAAAGCTAGTTATTCGAATAGATGAGAGGGGAGAATTTCAGGAACTTCAACGCCAGAACCCAGAAAAGGCTCAACAGATAGAGGTAAAGCTTCAACAAGAGTTTGAGGGGTATAGTGGTGGCGTAGTTAAGTCTGGGGAGCAGATAAAGGCGGGGTCTCTTAATGCGGTTGAGGTTCCAGAAGGGCAGAACGCAGCCAATATGGCACTCCCTGTTGAGAATCAGGCTTATGTTGTAAACATTCAACCCAAGGAAGTAGGGGGCGAAGTTGGTGCGGCTGTTTATTTTAGAGCCCCAGGTCAGACAACCAACACAATGATTATTTCCGCTGCTGGGAATGTAAACCCTAAAGCATTCGGGCAATACAAAAATGCTTTAGCTCAGGTAGAAGAAGGTCTCCCTATGCTTGATGGGGATGTGGATACTTCCCTTATGAATGCTGGTAATTTGCTAGGAGTAGAAAACACCTCTCTTGTCAAGCAGTCCCTCCAAAACCTAGTAGGTCTCATTCGGAATGCTGCGGATCAACCTGACGCTGCTGATGAGGGGTGGGCTAGGACGGAGGGGGTTGGTGTTCAAGGTCCCGCTTCCTA